ATTATTTCGATTCCAACCTCAATTGCTGGCGTATCTGTACCTGGTGTATCACCCAATTCACCAGGTGGTCCATTGTCCTCATTGTATAGTAACAGTTTTCAATCAAATGTTTACCAGTATCCTAGAGATTTGACCAGTGCATCCAAAGGTCATGTGGTACAGTTTGCAATTTATGATATTAAACCTTCGGAAGCAACAGTAACTGCTTTAACGAATGTTGCTTCTTCAACAGTAGGATTAACTTCACAACTATTACAGTCAGGTATTCAAGCAGGTGCTACGATTGGATCCACAAACCCATTAACTGAGGGTGGAATCACAACAGATGTAAATGCTCTTAAGACGGCTGCGACTGATATACAGCCTTCGCTTGCAAGTTTTGGTAATAGTGCTGTTGAATTTGGTAAAAATTTATTAGGTGTAGTATCTAGTGCATTTACTCCGCAAGGATTAAATCTTAGTGCACCAACCACTACAAACGCACGATATATTTCTCTGTATATGCCTGAAACTGTAAACTTTTCCTATGATGCGGCCTATACCACATTAAACACAAAAGAAGTTGCAACAAGTTTGCCTTTGGTTGGTGGTGTTATGGAAAACATAGTTAAAGCTGTGGATAACCCAGCAACAAACGCACTTTTAAATAAGTTAGGTTATGCTTTTAATCCACAACAACAATTGTTATTTAAAGGTATAGATTTCCGTGAGTATCAATTAGATTTTACATTTACTCCATATTCCGCACAAGAAGCACAAACAGTAAATAATATCATTAAAGAATTTAGACGAGCAGCTGCACCACAACTAGTAACTGCTACAAAAGGTATGTTTTTCATTCCTCCTTCGGTTTTTAATATTAGTTTTATGTTTAATGGCAAAACTAATCCAAATATTAACCAATTAAAGAGAAGTGTTTTGACAAGCGTAACTGTAGATTATGCACCAAATGGTTGGTCCGCATATGTTGATGGACAACCAGTACAGACAAAAATGACTTTAAAATTCCAAGAAATGGAACTTGTCACAAGAGCAGATATAGAAAGTGGTTATTAAAAATGCAATATTTTAGTACGCTTCCCAAATTATTATTAACAAAAGACGGCAATTCTTCTGTAATGACCAATTTACTGGCCAGATCCAGTATTGTACAGAGTCTTTTGCAAAATTCTTTGGTATTTTATAAGTATGATATACAAGACGGTGATACACCAGAAACTGTTGCATACAAGTATTACGGTGATGTATATCGTTATTGGATTGTATTATTTTCTAATGAAATTATAGATCCACAATGGGATTGGCCATTAGATTCTAGAACTTTTCAAGACTATATTGTTGACAAATATCAAGATTTTAATCCGTATAATACAATACAAGGGTATTCTGAAACAACAACACAATACGATTTTAATACACAAACCACAACGGTAAACACCGTTAGTATCAGTCAAAATACATATAACAATTTTGTTCCATACTCAAAAACAGTAACATTACCGACAGGTAATGTGTCCGTCACTAAAACAGTAAATGCTATCAGTTACTATGATTATGAGGTAAGTGTAAACGAATCAAAAAGAAATATTAGTTTATTAAATAACCAATATGTAAGTCAAATTGAAGGTGAATTTTTTAAATTGATGACACAATAATATGGCAACTGACGTTTTAGCACAACCCGTACAAAATTCCGGAGCATATAATCCACAAGATTATAGCTTTGAAAAATTACATATTGTAACCAATGCTGGCCAGGTATTTTATTTAAAAGACCTGATGGTTGAATTTTGTTTGTTTGAAGATATCTATCGACCAATTGTTTCTGGTTATATAACAATTAAAGATTCTGAAGGTTATATTGAAGCCTTTAGATTGAATGGTACTGAAACACTTGAAATACAATTTAGTAAAACATCCAATGCACCAATAAACAATTTTAATACACAGACATTTAAATTATATAAGATATCTGAAAGAAAACCTACAGGTAACTTGATGGCTGAAACATATAAGTTACACTTTTGTTCGGAAGAAATGTTACTTTCAGAACAAATCAAAATATCAAAGTCATACAAAGGTAAAGCAATTAATTATATCATCAATGATATATTGGTTAATAACCTAAAAATAGACCCTAGTTTATTATACTTAGAAAGTACCTATGGTGTATATGATTTTATAATACCTAGACTTAAACCACTTGAAGCAATTAGTTGGTTATCAACATATGCAAGACCAACAGCTGCACCTATGGGTGCCGATATGTTGTTCTTTAAAACAAAATTTGGATTTAATTTTAGGTCTTTGCAATCTATGTTCACAGGAAATGTCTATAGAACATACAAATATCAAGTTAAAAACTTAACTGAGACCACATTTGAAGACAAAACTTCTACTGTATTGAAGTATGAATTTGTTAAGGTATTTGATACTTTAAATGAAATTAGTGCAGGTACATATGCAAACAAATTAATCTCGGTTGACCCTTTAACAAGACAATACAAGGTAACAGTTTTTGATTATGATGCATTTACATCACAAATGGGTTCATCAAATCCTTATGGTGTATTAAATAAGGTACAAAATAGATTAGGATTCACACAAAACCAGGCATACGATAGTGTAATCAAAGTTGCTTTTGGTAATGCAGACGAAAAAAGAGATCCTTTTGTCAAAGAAGCAGAAGCCGGTGCAGCTCAGGATATATACATTGAAACCTATGTTCCATCTAGGACAGCGCAACTATCTTTAGCCAATTACACCGTATTGAAATTAACAATACCTGGCGATTCTAGTGTAATTGCAGGGTGTGTAATCGCTTTTAATCTATACAGTTTAAATAAAGATAATTCAGCAAAAGATTTGGATAAATTCTATTCAGGTAATTATTTGGTAACGTCAGTCAGACACGTTATACATCCTGGCGGTGACTTTATAACTGTTTTAGAAATTGCTAAAAATTCATCACCAACTCAATTTACTGGTGGTGTTTCAAGTAAACAAGCTGATACTATTATCAATCAAGGTTAATTATGAATAATTTTTTAGGAAAAGATAATTATGTTTGGTGGGTCGGTGTCGTAGAAAACAATAATGATCCATTACAATTGGGTAGATGCCAAGTTCGTATATTTGGCTGGCATTCAGAAAACAAACAAGATATTCCTACTACCGAGTTGCCTTGGGCTCAGGCAAGTTTCTCACCTAATGGATCAAACAAATGGTCAGTACCCAACTTTGGTGAATATGTAACTGGTTTCTTTGGTGATGGTTTATCAGCGCAAATGCCTATTATGACTGGTGTAATGCCAGGAATTTTTAGGTCGTCTGGTGGTGATAAAGGTTTCCAAGATGTTAGGACCGATGAGCAAAAAGCTGCTGGACCACAAATGCCTGCTGGCCAGATAAGATATACTGATGGTCAACCAACAACTCCGGCTTTGGCAAGAGGACAGATACAAAACACTAATATTGCATACACTAATGCAAATCGTGCACATACTTGTGATTTTGTTACAGACCTATTGAAGAATAACAAACTGAAAGAATTCTTAATTGCTGGTGCACAAGCGATTAGAAACGCAATTCGTGCAGTTATGAAAGCACTTGGACTTAGTGATACAAGTGGTACACTTACAACATTAACCAATCAGTTAAAAGAAATTGCAAGAACATTAAAATTCTTACAAAAATTAATACAAAGAATTGTGGATTTTGAAAAATATGTTTTGCAATATATTGCGGAAATACAAAAAATTATTCAATGGATTTTAAGTCTTCCTGCACAGTTGCAAGCCCTATTGGCAGAGTGTCTATATAAATTAATACAAGGTATTAAGAATGTACTTTCTGATGTTATTTCACAAGTGAGCACAGGTGGCGGAAGTGGTTTTGGTGATTTGGTGTCGGCCGCTAAAGATGTAGTCAGTTTAGGTCAAAGTCTAGCACAAACTACAATAACCGCTATTGGTGGTGCACAAACAGTTCTTTCGTCAGCACAATCTACTGTGCAATTGGCAGGACAAGGATTACAAGTACCACAACAATTAGTTTCCGTGGTATCTAGTGCTGGTACGATTGCCACGGCTGCAACAATTGGAGTAGCAACATCAAGTGTTTCTAATGTCGGAAGTCTTTTACCTAGTGCAAATTCAACGGCAAGTTCAGCACAATCTTCAAGTCAAAATAAAAATATACCTTAAATTATGAGTACTTTACCATCAGGCGCAAATATATGGTTGGAACCAGAATCGGCCGCCAATACAAATTACCAACCAGTTTATCCATATAATAATATACAACAAACTGAATCTGGTCATACTTTTGAAATGGATGACACTCCCACTAGGGAACGAATCAGGTTGAACCACCGTACAGGAACATTTATTGAGATGCATCCTAATGGTGATGAGGTACACAAAGTCTATGGTGATGGTTATGAAATCACCGTAAAAGACAAACATATACAGGTTCAAGGTAAATGTACGGTCGAAGTTTTAGGAGATTACAACCTTCATGTGGCTGGCAATAAGAATGAAGTCATTGATGGTGATTATAACATACAAGTGACTGGTAATATGATTGCTCGATGCAAAGGTGTTCAAGGGATGTCTTTGATATCTGACAATGATATGGACATCTCTTGTAACCCAGGATTTGGTGGTACAATGTCACTAACAGCTGGCGACCATTTTTATTTGAATTCAGATTTGGTCGTTGCAGGTACTATAAAAGCTGACGTAATTACTGCCGAATCTAGAATCGGTACAGAAGCACTAGGTGGTGTATCTGCTGGTCTTGCAGGTTTTGTATCTCAGACTGGTGGTTTATCAGTTGGTGGTCCACCTGTGGCAGTACCGGGAACAGTTATAGCTACAACATCAGTTATTTCACCAATAGGAAATTTTGGTGTTATGGATGCGGTATTAATGTTCGATGTGGTGAATACTTTACAATATATATTACATTGGCATCCTACTCCAATGGGACCTTCTGGTCCAACACCTGATAAATTTTTGAGCGCTTAATTATGAAAGGTAAACATGACAACAGTTAATAATGCAGTAGGTGTATATAATACTTTAGGATATAATTTTAGTGACCCTAATGGTTATGTACAACCTCTTTCAAATAATACATTATCGCATCTAAATTCAATGCCTCCATTTATAGAAACATGGCAGGCACAAGACATATTAAACAATAATGTTGGTGGTTATTTTCAAAATCCAGTAGCCAATTCAATTATTTCTATTGGAAATTCTGCAAATAGTGTACTTTTATCCGCCAATTCGGTAGTATCATTAAATGCAATTGTCGCTATAGCCAATACAATTTCATCAGAAGTTTTCTCTTTTCTAACACATACAAATAATCTTTCCGGAGTCAATTCTTGGACAGGAGATAATACGGTACCTTATTACCAAAGTGCCACATCTGTTGGTAGAATTGCCTTATATGTTACGAATCAGACAGACGGAATATCAAATACTTCTCCTGTTATGGGTAGTTTTGGTAGTATTTTAATAGGTCCGCAGTTAAGTAATAGTGCGAATACTTTGCTCGCTGATGCGAATACCATTATACATAGTATTAATACCGGAACACTAACAAGTAATTTAACTTCGGCTCAAATAATACAAATCACTCAAGATTTTTCAACGGCTGCTAATTTATTCGGCCAACAATCAAAAGATGTGACTTTCTTCAATAATGTGCAAAACTTTATTACACAATACAATAGTGTCAAACAATTTAGTAATTTAGGTGAATCTCAATCATATTTACTCAATAATTTCATTGGAACACCAAAACTGCAAAGTAGAATCAATTCCTAAAATTTCGAAATCCTTGTCCGGGGCTAGAAATTTTGGAGACGAATCCAAGGAACTAAAAAAGCGTTTTTACTCCTACTATAAATAAACAATGGCAACCTTAAACAAAATCTATTCCGACCTAGACTTCACGTTTACCAAGAAACCGGTAACGAATGATGTTGCTTTGAGTTATGATTCTACGGCCGTAACACGTTCTATTCGTAATCTTTTACAGACAAAACATTTTGACAGGTTGTTTAATCCTGATATTGGTTCTAGTTTAGATGCCATTTTATTTGAGAATGTTAGTCCTGTTTCGGCATCAATATTGGAATTAGAAATTTTGAATATGATTAAGAATTATGAACCAAGAGCCACACTTACAACGGTCAATGTTACTCCATCACCACAAGAAAATGGTTATTATGTCACTCTGACATATTATTTGGTCAACGCAACATTACCTACAACAGTAACACTTTTACTAGAGAGAGACAGATAACATGGCAGGTGCTAATAGTAATATTCAAATAGCAGACTTAGATTTTAATTCAATTAAGACAAATCTAAAAACGTTCCTGCAATCACAACCTGTCCTACAGGATTATAACTATGATGGTTCTGCACTATCAACCCTATTAGATGTATTAGCATATAATACACAATATAATGCGTTCTATTTGAATATGGTTGCCAATGAAATGTTCTTGGACACCGCATTGAATCGTAACTCTGTAGTATCTCAAGCCAAATTGTTAGATTATATACCACAATCTGCAATTGCACCTGCGGCTACTATTAATCTTAAAGTCAATCAAGTTACTTCAAGTTCATTGACTCTGCCTAAATTTACAAACTTTTTATCTGAAGCAATTAATGGTACAAATTATAATTTTGTAACAACAGATTCTTATACTGTAAATGTTTCAAACAATACGGCTTTATTTACAAATGTTGTAATTAAACAAGGTACACCAACAACACAGACCTTTCTGGTAGATTCGGCTACTAATCCTAATTATGTTTTTACTATACCAGATGCTAATGTAGATACTACCACATTAAGAGTTGCAGTACAACAAAGTAGTACAAACACAAGTTACCAAGTCTATACACAGTCTGATAGTTATTTGAATTTAGATGGTTCTTCTACAGTTTATTTCTTACAAGAAGGTTTAAACGGAACTTACCAAATATATTTTGGTGATGGTATATTAGGCAATCAATTGACTGATGGTAATTTGGTAAACATATCATACCTTGTTACATCAGGATCGGCAGCTGCGGGTGCCAATAATTTTGTATTGCTAGATTCTATTTCTGGTTACTCAAACACATCCACTTATTCTCAGATAGCCACAAGTCAAGGTGGTTCAAAAGAATCTATTGCATCAATTAAATTTCAAGCACCTAAGGCTTTTGCGGCACAGAATCGTGCAGTAACCAAAGATGATTACATTACTTTAATCAATCAGAATAGTTTAGGTATTAAATTTGATGCAGTTAGTGTATGGGGTGGACAAGAAAACAACCCACCAGTATACGGTTCAGTCTATGTGGCTTTGAAACCTTCTGGTGGTTATACTTTAACCGATACACAGAAACAAAGAATCGTTGATGAAGTCATTACACCAATTTCGGTAATGACAGTTCGACCAATTATTGTGGACCCAGATTATACTTACATAAAAATTACAGCCAATGTACAGTATGATCCTAAGAAAACTAACTATACTGCAACACAGATACAATCATTAGTTGTTAATGCAATCAATAATTTTTCATCAAGTACATTAAACACATTCAATTCAACATTCAGTTCGTCTGCATTGAATACGGCCATTATTAATGCAGATCCATCAATTACGACCGCAGAATTTGATATACAACTACAGAAGAAGTTTTATCCAAACTTAGTTAACGCAACAACATATAACCTTTATTACAATACACCATTGCAAAGAGGTATATTATTAAGTGGTGTTAATAGTTCTCCTGGTGCAGTATTTAAAGACCCGGTAACACCTACAAATACAATTGATGGTGTTTATATTGAAGAAGTTCCAGTCCAATCTGTTGGTGTTGCTTCAGTATCAGTTATTAATCCAGGTTTTGGTTATCAATACCCACCAGTAGTAACAATACTTGGTGATGGTACAGGCGCAACCGCAGAAGCTGTATTGAGTGGTAACGGTCAAGTTAAATCAATTGTAATAACAAATGCTGGTACAGGTTATACAAGTGCATTGGCAGTTATAACTAATGCGGCTAACGATACTACGGGTCAACTTGCAGCTGCAGTTGTTATATTAGAAGGTCAATACGGACAACTAAGGTCTTATTATAACAATGCACAAAATGTTAAAACTATATACAACAATAATGTAGGTACTATAGATTACGTTAATGGTATTGTTACTCTAAACAGTTTTGCACCAGAAAATATTGATAACCCATTAGGTGAATTAACAATCACAGCTAGTCCAACAACCACAATCATTTCATCTTCTTTTAATAGAATCATTACAGTTGATCCGTATGATTCATTAGCTGTTAATGTTAATGTTACTGCACAAAGTAAATGACACCAAATAAGAATTCACTATTAGTAGCGTCTCAGTTACCTGCATTTGTAACTGAGAACCCAGACTACGCCAATTTTGTCCTGTTTCTAAAGGCTTACTATGAGTGGATGGAGGAAACAGGTAACGTATCAGATGCGGCCAAAAACCTACTCGCATATAAAGATATTGACACCACAACGGATCAATTTCTACAGTACTTTATTAATGATTTTCTACAATACTTTCCACAGAATTCATTAATCAGTAAAGAAACAGCAGTCAAAGCCGCAAGGCAATTATACCAATCTAAAGGTACATTGGCATCTTACCAATTCCTGTTTAGAATATTATATAATTCTGAATTTGATTTGTTCAATACTGGTGATGCCGTACTAAAGGCTTCTTCAGGTAATTGGTATGTTGCTAAGAGTTTAAAGTTGGCGACAACAGATCCAAACTTCTTAAATATTGCCAACTTAAGAGTATTCGGCGAGACAACTAAATCTATTGCAACAATAGAAACTTCAGTATTGGCTGGTGTTAAGACAGAAATTTTCATCTCAAATATTGAAAGACTATTCCAATCTGGTGAGTTTGTTCGTATTGTTGATAGTAATAATCAAGATGTATACTTTCTAAATGAACAACAAGTTCCAGCTGGAACAAATGGTGCTGAAGTACTCAGAGCCAAATTGGTTGGTCAATTAAGTCAAGTCAATATTGATCCACTAAATCGTGGACTAACATATCAAGTTGGTGACCCTGTAATTGTTTATGGTGGTTTGAATCCAGAAATTCAATTCCCGGTAGGTGCACAAGCATCTGTAGGTTCAGTTACTGCTGGTTCAATTCAACGTATCAATGTTATTAGTGGTGGATATGGTTACTCATTGTCGCCTACTTTAGGTCAAGCAGAACCGGCAGGTAGTGACTATACTGTTATTAATATTTCTGGTTCTGATGTATCTAAAGCCAATGCAACAGTAGCCAGTATTGATCCTACTCCAAAAACTTCTGCTAATGTAACATTAATACCAATTGATTCTATTGTGTTGTCTCAGAGCACAACCATTGGTAATAGTGTATACTCATTCTTCTCACACAACATGAGTGCAAATGCCAATACAACTTTGGCTAATGCTTTTAATTTCACATCATTTACAACATACCCAATTTCTTCCGTGTATGTTAACAATGGTGGCGGAGGAATTTCACAATTACCTACCGTTTCACCAGAGTCTGTATATGTGGACAATACTGGCAACTTAAATGACCTGGGTTCTTTAGGCATCTTAGCGCCTATACAAATCAGTAATGGTGGTTTAGGTTATAGAGCCAATGACAAGATTATAATTTCTGGTGGTTCAGGTTACGGTGCATACGCAAACGTTATTAATGTAACAAGTAATGGTGCAATCGCAAACGTGGCCTATGTATATGGTCCTCAATTATTTCCATTAGGTGGATTAGGTTATACATTAGGTAATTTACCAACATTGTCTGTGTCATCTGCAAATAACCAGGCAGCTAATGCAAGTCTATTTGTACCAGGTATACTTGGCCAAGGCGCACAATTCTCTGTAGTTACTGACAGAGTTGGTTCTATTACTTCTATTAACCTGACCGATCCTGGTGAAGATTACATAGCAACACCGAATGTATCATTGAAGGTACAAGATATTGTGGTGTCAAATGTATTCATTTCTTCTTTACCACAAAGTGGCCAACAAGTATACCAAGGCGCCAACATTGGTAATGCCACTTATACTTCAACAGTATCATCAATAACATTACTACAACCTAATGCATTAGCAGGTAACTCTTTATATAACCTAAGAGTATTTAATTATAGTTCTAATCCAAATCCAAGTTTGGTATTGAAAGTTGCAAACAACAATATCAATATGGTGATGGCTAATTCGGCATTTAATTCTAACTACAATTCTAATGGTATTAGAAATTATGGTGACGGAACAGCAAAAGGTTCTGCCAAATTCTTAAACGGTTTGGTTATTGGTCAAGGCCAATACTTAAACAACAAAGGTCAACCAAGTTCTTTTGACGTGTTGCAAAGTGAAAACTATAATAATTACACATACCAAATCACGGTCGAAAAAGAGATTGAGAAGTACCGTGATATACTATTGAACCTATTACACCCAGCCGGAACTAAAGTTATCGGTAGATACTCTTTAAAATCACAGGCGAATAACAATTTTAGTATTGTTGATACATTATACACAGGTAATAACTTCTCTGATTATGCCGGCACAAACAACCCAAGACTGTTGTTGAATGGTAGTTTCAGTAATCCAAGTACAAATGTAATTAGTTTTACCAATATACCTTCAGGTGAAACAATGAGTACATTAGTGCCTGTCGGAAGTACCATTAGATTTACTACACCACAAGGTGATAAACTAGGTGGATTTGTAAACTCAGCCAACGATGTATCTAATACAATTACTTTAACCAGTAACACATGGGTTGTATTTGGAAATGTGGCGTATGCTTCTGGTAATTCTGGCCAAAACCACATAAATATCACGAACATAACCAACAGTTACGGTCTAGTTAAAGGTGGTGCGGATGGTCTATACTATAACCTATCACCAAATATTACTCTAGGTGATATCGTAAGAACTGGTGACAATGTAAGATTTACTGGTGCAAATACATATGTTGTAAACAATGTTGATACAATTAATAATATTGTATACTTTACTTCAAACTTAACATCAACCATTACAAATAGTCTAATGTCTGTTAATAGAAGTTATACAGCTAATGCACCACAGATACAGATTTTCAATTCAATTGGTATACCATATCTGGTAGAACTTGTTGCAGAAGATGGTATAACTTCAATAACCGATGAATCAAACAACATACTCCTCATAGAATAGGATAATAAATGGCAACGACAAAGATTTCCCAACTACCAAAGTTTACAACACTAGATAATTACAATACATCAAATGTTGTTTTTATCGGTGTTGATACTACATTAAATACAACTGGCCAATATTCAGCAACCACTATTGCTAACCAATTATATTTAAATAATTCATTGGCTGTTGGTAATAATAATATACAGTTACCTAATACAGTAGCTCAGTTCTCGGGTAATGTTGCAAGTTATATGCAAATTAATCAGCAGAACTTTAATTCTGTTGGCACATCTGATTTCATTTTGACGGCTGATACTGGCACAGATACAGGTGGTTATGTTGATTTGGGTATCAACAACTCACAATGGAACCCAGTAACAAACGGCCAAACATCTCAGTATCCATTAGATGGTTACTTAATTGTTGATGGTCCTGGTTCTACTGCAACAGGTAATTTGGTGATTGGTACTGCAAATCCAGGTACGAATGTGGTGTTTGCGGTTGGTGGTTATCTATCTAGTAATATTTCCGCTTATATTACTGCAAACGGTATTGTATTACCTGCAAATAGTTACATTCAATACCCAGACGGTTCAATTCACAGAAGTTCAAATTCTGCATATATTGCGGCCGCTTTTGCACAAGCAAACTCAGCAGCTGCAAATACTATCTATCAAACTGGTGTCAATGCAATACAGAATACATGGATTCAATCAGCATGGAATGAAGCTAATACATCACTACAAAATACAACAAACATAATTACGGCTGGTAATTTTGCAATAACCGGTAATCTTAATTCTGTAGGTACAATATCTGCAAATACAGTTGCACCAATCTCAAATGTGCCAGCTATTAAAATTACAGGATCAAATAATTTTATTGTACAACCACCTTTACAACAAGGTTACATGATGCAAATCACTGGTGTTGCAAACACATCAACCAGAGTAATATTTGATTCATTTGGTGCCAATACTTATGGTGTATTGGCAGGTCGTAGTGCTAGAGGTTCTGCAGCTGCACCAGCATCATCAGCAAATGGTGATATATTAATGAGATTATCTGGTAATGGATGGGGTTCTACAGGATTTAGTCCGCTTGGTGTTGGTCGTATTGATATTGTTGCTACAGAAAATTATACAGACTCATCAAAAGGTTCGCAGATTCAATTCTGGAATACACAGGTCGGAACAAACACATTAATTAATATTGCAACATTTAATGCAGTAGATGCTCAGTTTTATGGATATGTTAACCCACAAAAAGGATTTGTATATACACCAACAGTATATCCAAGTTCTCAAACGGCTATCACAATTGATTTTACAAACAATTCATTGGTTCGTGCTCAGACCGCAACAGGTTTAACAGTAACATTATCGAATTTATTGGCAGGTAAAGAAGTTGTAGCATGGATTACTAACACTTCTGGAACTAACCAAACATTTACACACGGACTATCTGCAACAAATTCAACACTCAATGCAACCAATTATGCAATACCGGGAACATCAACAATCTTGGTAAGATATATGTGTATTGATGGAACACTTGCAAATACTTTTGTATCTGTTACACACTCTTAATAAATACATATTATGGCTAATCAATCATTACTTACATATAATTCTAAGGTAGTTCAAGTTGCGGAGCAATACTATGCTCCTGTGGCGGCTCTACCACCATACTATAACATACCGTTAAGTACAACTTATGCTTTTATAGCTAGAACTGACCCATGGGCTGACGAAAATAATCCACCTACACCTACACAAGATACCAAATATATTAAGAATGTATATAAAAATATATTTGCGGTTAAATTGTTTACATCTAATGACATTTCACCTGTCGTACAGAGAATAGATTGGGAACCAAATTCTGTATATGATCCGTATCGTGATGATGTGGATATGTTTCAAACAGATTCTAATGGTTTCTTGGTCTATAATTTCTATGTAAAGAATCGTTACGACCAAGTGTTCAAGTGTTTATGGAATGGTGGAGGCGTTCAGTCTGTATACGAACCATACTTCCAACCAGGCTCATACACTACAAACAACCTCTATATTGGTGGTGATGGTTATAAGTGGAAATACTTATACACAATTGACACAGGTTCAAAAGTTAAATTCATGGACACCACATGGATGCCAGTACCTCTTGCACCTCTTGCAGAAGATCCATTACAATCAGCTGCAGGTGTCGGTTCAATTGATGTAATTAATGTAACGAATACAGGTAGCGGTTATGATCCAGCTAATGCAGCCATTGTTGTTACTGTAACTGGTGATGGAACCGGTGCAACAGGAACTGCTGTGATTAACAATGGTACTGTTACAGATGTTCTTGTTACAAACCCTGGTCAAAACTATACTTATGCCAATGTATCTATATCTTCTACAATAGGTTCTGGTGCTCAAGCAATTGCACCAACTTCTCCTATTTTTGGTCACGGGTGGGATCCAACCATTGATTTGGCACCATCTCATGTCATGTATTCTATGGAGTTTGATGGTTCTGAAGGTGGTAATATACCTACCAACATTGAGTACAGACAATTTGGTATTATAATCAACCCAAGCAGTTACGATACCAATCCATACCCGGCCAATAGTGCAGTCTATAAAACGACTACAGACTTTATTGTGGCTCCAGGTTTTGGTGCTTTTACAAACGATGAAGTGATATATCAAGGTTCAAGTTTAGCAACTGCAACATTTACTGCCACAGTATTGAGTTTTAATCAAGCAACCAATGTGGTGAACTTGATAAATATAACAGGAACTCCAACGATTAACGGTTCGGTTTTCGGAAACTCATCAAAAACAACAAGAACTTTACTGTCATACAGTACACCAAAATTTGTTTTATTTACTGGTTTCATGGCTTACATTGAAAACCGAGTAGGTATTAATAGAAGTGCGGATGGTATTGAACAATTTAAAGTTGTATTAGGTTACTAAAAGGAATAAAATGTCTCTGAATTTTAATGTATCACCATACTATGATGACTTTGATCCATCAAAGAACTTCCATCGCATTTTATTTAAACCGGGTGCAGCTGTACAGGCAAGAGAGTTAACACAATCTCAAACAATATTACAAGACCAAATCTCCAAGTTTGCTGGTAATATCTTTACACAGAATACACCAGTTTCTGGCGGTAAAGTAACAACAAACTTATACTGTTACTACATCAGATTAAATACACAGTACAACAATGTCGTAGTTACAGCCAGTTCATTTTTAAATAAGACAATCACAAACGCAGACGGTACTGTTCTTGCAAAAGTTATTGCAACAGCTGAGGCAACTGGTTCTGGTTCTGTTGCAGGTGATCCTCCAACATTGATTGTGACTTACTTATCTGGTCCACAATTCACCGACAACATGGCTGTAACACCAACTGATGGTACAAACATTGGTGCCACAGTAGCCACATCAACAACATTAAACCCATCAACAGGTTATTCTTCTGTTGCATCTATCTCTGATGGTGTTTTCTATGTTGTTAATGGTTATTCTAAATCATCCACACAAAACGCAGACGGTTCTTTCACAACATATTCTATTGGTAATTTTGTTGCGGTTCAACCACAAACAGTTATCTTAAACAAGTATAGTAATAGTCCATCTTATCGTGTTGGTCTTTCTATTACTGAAACAGTAACTGATTATGTGGCTGATGCAACACTATTAGATCCAGCTGTTGGTGCTTCCAACTATCAGGCACCAGGTGCAGACCGTTATACAATTTTATTAACACTAACTACATTGCCATTGACATTAGGTAATGATGACCAATTTATTGAACTTCTTCGCATTGAAAATGGTTCAGTCGTTAAGCAAGTAGATGGTACAGTATACTCCACAATTGATGATTACTTTGCAAAGCGTGATTATGAAACCAACGGTGATTATATTGTTGAAGATTTTAAATTAACACCATCATCAAATGCGGGTGGAAATTCAGCCAAGTATGACCTATCTGTAGGTCCTGGTGTTGCATATGTACACGGTTATAGAGTAGAGAACCAATCTAACCAAGTATTGACAAGTGATAGAGCACAAGCAACAGGTAATATATCCACAAATTCCGTATACATGGATTACGGAAACTATTTCATTGTTGATACTGTAGGTGGTAGTTCTTCTACAGGTTTTGATCCTACTTCAGTACCACAAGTTGATTTCCATTGTGTGCCTGCTGTAAGTATTAATACGGCCAATACAACCACATACAATTCTACAAAAGTTGGTTCTGGTTTCTTAAGAAACTTAGATTTTGTTTCAAGTACAACCAATTCAAACACAAAATCATATGTGTTTAATGCATACGTTTCTGATATCAATACAACTACATTGTCTGGTTCTGCATTATCTGGTACAACAAACACAATCATTATCAATGATCCAACAGATACATTCTCAACATCAGCCAATGCATACTTCAATGCCACAGTCAAAGTAACTGGTGGTACAAGCATCGGTGATATTAGAAACATTGTATCTTATACAGTTGCTGGTGGTGTAAAAACAATTACAACTGACATAGCTTTCACAGTAGTACCAGATTCTACAACACAATTTACAATATTGTTCCAAACATTTGATGTAGAATCTATTGTTAGACCAAGTGGTAGTTCTTTTACCGCTAATGCTAACATCAGTTTATCTGGTAAACAAAACAATTTGGTGACTGGTGATACGATACTAAATGTTCCAGGTTCTCCTGAACTATTGTTTACTGTTGGTTATCCATATGTAGCAAGCATTTCAAATTCTGATTACTACTCTACTAAAATATTCCGTAGTCAAACATTCTCAGGTTCTGGTTTATCATTGAGTATTACATCTGGACCATTAAAGTTTATTGGTAATGGTACATTGGCTAACAATGCTGTACAACAAAACTTTACAGTTATTGATAATGCGACAGGTAATGTTTTAGATATGACTGCAACTACCGTGACCGTAACAGGTGGTACAACAGTTAACTTTGCAACATCAGCATACTCAGGTAAAACAGTTAACGTTATTGCAAAAGTATTTGTATCAAACGGTGATAACTTAACTGATTCTGGCCAAGTATTAAAGATTAAGAACCTTGTAACTGGTGATACAGGTAATGTAAGTGCATCATTGACAAACGTTAGTGGTACAAACGTATCATTAGACTTGACTAAAGGCCAGGCATACATTACAGCTGCAGGTATTTCTTCTTCACGTTTATCATTATATGTTTCTGACGTTAAGAAAATTAAGAAGATTGTTGATACACAGAATCCAGCTTTGGCACCTGCAGCCATTTCTGGTATATTGACATCTTCACAATACGATATCACAACATCATTCAAGTTTGATAACGGCCAAAAAGATAACTACTATGACCACGCAGGCATTACATTAATTCCTGGTGCACCATTACCTACTGGTAATATTTTAATTGTATACGATTACTATTCACACTCAAGTTCTGGTGATGGTTACTTCTCTGTGATGTCTTACTTGTCACCAAAGTCTTCATCACCTGAAACATATTCACAGATACCAATCTACACTTCAAGTGCAGGTACTGTGTATAAGTTATCAGATAGTATTGACTTTAGACCAACAAGAACTAATGCACAAACAGCCTACGTTTGGGATTACCATTCAGGTGATGCAAATGAAGGTGTATTAATACCTACAAACTTGACCAACTTTATTAGTAACTATTACTATTATTTGGGAAGAAAAGATAAATTAGTCTTAACTAAAGATAAACAGTTCTCAATCGTAGAAGGTACACCAGCTGTTACTCCAGTTCCACCAGTTGAACCAAATGGTTCATTGGTCATTGCTGACTTGACATTAGATCCATATACAGCATTTGTACCAGGTGAAGGTCAACCTGGTATACCTTCAAACTTATCCATCAATAAAGTTATACACAAGCGTTGGGTCAAGAGTGATATCACCGACCTAGAGACTCGTGTTAATAATATGGAGTATTATACTTCATTGAATTTATTGGAACAAAATGCACAATCATTACAAGTACCAGACCAAAACGGTTTGAATCGTTTCAAAAACGGTATTTTAGTTGATGACTTCAGTTCATTCGCTGCGGCTGATACACAAAATGCCGACTATGGTGCTAATATCAATATCAGAAAAGGTCGTTTAGGTCCTATTTCTATTGTTGATAATTTCCAATTGCAGAATCCGGTTGTACTGAATTCATTAGGTACATTACCAGCAACATCAGCATATGCTATCAACAGTATAAATGGTACACAAACAAACATTTATACATTGCCTTATACAACTTCTAATACTATTGTTCAGCCATTGGCAAGTTCAACAGTATCAGTTAATCCATTCCAAGTTACGATTGTACAAGGTGTTGAACAGTTAAATCCTCCGATGGACAATTGGGTAGATAACGTTCAGGCTCCTTCATTGTTGATTACTGATCCTAATATGCAAATTTACCAGCAAACATCTGGTGTTAATTTGACAAATGCGGGTGACTTCCAAACTATTCCAGGTACCACAACAACAGTTTCTGGTCCATCACAAAGTTTTGTAAATCACGGCACACTATCTAACAGTCCATACGGTTCTGTTGTAGGTTATACTGCAACAACTACACAAACATATGGTAGTCAGTTACAAAACATTACAACAACAGCTGGTACATCACAGGTATCATCTACATTTGGTACAAACAACGGTTACTTAACTAACATTGCTGTTCTACCTTACATTAGACCACAACAAATTATTGTTAAGTCTAAAGGTCTATTGGTCAACACACCAGTATCTACTTGGTTCGATGGTCAAAATGTAGACCAATACATCACATCACCAAATACAATTGAGTTATCTGGCGTATCTGGTACATTCAATGAAGACGATGTTGTCGGTTTCTATGTGGCCAACATTGGTCAATTCTATCCTGTTGCTCGTGTAGTTTCCGTATACAATTATTCGAACGGAAATGTTCGTCTGTATGTGGCTAAGATTGTTAACCCACCAACAACAGTTGCAACTACAACATTAATCAATGCTACATTTGATTCCAATGGTAACTATGTAAGTTCAACTGCAAGTGGTACTATTTCAAGCAGTGCAATCAATTCTGTACACCAATCCGGTCAAATTGCAGGTGTTGGTGGTGCTTACACACCTATCTCCGCAAACACAGGCATTGGTAATTTGTATTTCTCACAAACTAATCAGGCATTTTGTTCGTTCTTAAATCAATATGGTGTTTGGGGTGATACAACATATGCAGCTCCTTTTAGTGCAAACTTACCTGTTTATTTTGCAACTACCGGAACATACACATTTACAGCTGCTTGCCAAGGTACTGCTTCAGTAACATTAGACACAACAACAGTCTTCTCATCTGTAACAGATCCTACACTACCAATAGTACAACTAGAAACTGTTACTGCTGGTTACCATTATGTTAAGTGGTCTGCTACAGGAGGTCCTGCATTTGCATTGACGATTAGAGATCCAAGTGGTGCCAATATGTTTGATACGGCAGCTCCACCAAATTTATCTTATGGTAACTCATCATCTGAGATTGTTATGCCTGGCGGTGGTGCATGGTTCACAGGAGTTACTGCTATTAAGTTAGAAGCTTCTGCATCTTCTGTACCAAACTATTATGCAGGATCTACAATAAATATCACATCAAATTATGTTTACAACCATACATATGCAGCCACATATGTTCCACCTCCTCCTGCACCATCAGGTGGTGGCGGTGGCGGTAAGATTATTTGCCAGAAACTATCTGAGCTAGGTTACTTTGATACACAAATGAATGAAGCCGACCAAAGATTCGGATTAGAACTACAAAAGAATGACCGTGATGCATATGCAGGCTATCTGCGTTGGGCAAGAACAGTTGTTGACCTGATGGAAGGTAAAGGTTCTGAAGGTCTACGTAAGGTTGTATTCTTCTGGGAAAGAAATGCTGAGAAGCGTATTGAAATGCAAAAGAATATTACCACTACATACATTAACATTCTTGCAAAACCATGGGCAGAAGAAATGGCCTTCAGAATGGGTGCAAAAGGTTATGAGAAGTCAAACTTTGCTGGTAAGTTGGTGATGGATATTGGTTTACCAATGTGTCGTACAATTGGCCGTTGGCAAAGTAATACAAAGATGGCAATGCCTGTTAAGATCCTATCTATTTGGGGTATTACAACTGTGTTGTTGGTCACAATCACAACAATATCCACAGCAAATGCGGTTGTAAATAAAATCAAAGGTTGGTTTAAGGATACCTTCCAATCTAAGACGATAAATAGTTAATATTGGAAAAATAAATGACAACACAAGTTCTATCAAGTATTTACAACTACAAGGCAGTCATCACATCTTATGATGCAACCAACAAGATTGCCTATCTAGCTACGCCTGTTAATTTATCTTTGGGAACAAACGATAATTTTGGTGGAGTTACATCTGAATATAGTATTGACGGTACAGTAACCAACATTGCAACAGCCATAACAAACGGTACAGCACCACCTAAATTATCTACGGATGAAGGTGGTAATTTTGTAGGTATCTTTAATGTACCGTCAGGTAAATTTCAAACAGGCCAAAGAATATTTCGTGTTGACAATAGAAGTGTTGCAACAGACCCAACTACTGCAACAACATATTCTGAAGCAACATTTACTGCATCTGGTTTGCAAACAAACTCACAGGCATTAGATTTTGCACCTTCAGTAGATGCTTCTGCAACTACATTTACTCAAGTAAATCAAGTAAGTAATCAATTAATTAGTACAATTACGACATATACACCATATGATCCTGTTGCACAAACATTTATTGTATCTAAAGATAATTATCCAAACGGTATCTTTTTAAGTTCCGTTAAATTATTTTTCTATTCAAAACCAAGTACAAATATACCAATCAAATTGTCTATTGTTGGTACTTTGAATGGTTATCCAAACGGCCAAGTATTAGATTACTCAACTGTTGTATTAAATCCAAATCAAGTTATAACATCTAGTAATCCACACTACTTAGATCCGGCCACATATACCGAGTTTATGTTCCCTGCACCAGTTTATATTCAACCTGGTGTTTTGTATGCATTTATGGTTCAAGCGAGTTCAACTGACTATCAATTATATTATGCACAGCAAAATCAAATAGCAGTACCATCTACAGCTAAAGCTCAACCAACAGATCCAAACCCATCTAATCCATCCAAGATTGGTGCGGCTCCATATGTTGGTGCATTGTTTGAATCACAAAACGCAATTACATGGACTGCGGATCAATCTAAAGATTTGATGTTCGTTATTGACCGTTGTGTATTTGATACTACACAATCACCACAAATTAGTTTTGTAGTACCACAGAATTTACCATATAGAAAATTAGGTAAAGATGATATTCTGTTTAAGTTGTCAGCAAATTCTGTATCAAACCTACACGGTAATTTCTCTAAGAATATGTTTGTTGATGCAATCAATGTAACAACAACAGACTTTGTACCATCAGGAACAGGAACAAGTTATTCATACAATGCTACACTAGCTAACGGTAACTTACCTGCAGGATTATCACCAATTAATCCAGGCAAATATGGTTCACCAACACCTGAGAATGTATACTTGAATGACAATCAAGGCGAAAGAATTTTGTTGAAGAATTCTTCTAGTTCATTCTCATTATATGCAACACTAACATCAACAGACCCTAATGTAAGTCCTATTATTTCTGATGACGGTGTTTCATTGTATGCTATCAGATATATTATTAACAACATGGGTATTGGTAATAACTGTATATCTCTAGCCAATACAGGTACTGGTTATAACGTACAGACAGCAACAATTTCTATCACACCACCTGATGTAGGTTCAGATTACCCTGTACTAGGTTTCTCAACCAATACAGCCACAGGTAATATTACATCTGTATACACAACATACACAGGTTCTGGTTACTTAACAACACCTAAGATTACCATCTCCGATCCAACTACAAGAACAACTGGTATAGCCAATGCTTCTGTTGTGGTATCTGGAGAAACATCATCTTCTGGTGGTAATTCATACGCAAGATACTTCACCAAGAAGGTCATATTGACACCAGGAAATGATTCTGGTGACTTGAGAGTATTCTATACAGCATATCAACCACTAGGCACCAAGGTTCTGGTATACTATAAGATTCTAAACCGAAACGATACACAGAAATTTGAAGATGGTAAGTGGCAATTAATGGCACCTGTTACCAACCAAACGGTATATTCCACATCAATGGATAATTTAATTGAATATGAGGTGGCTCCAGGTGTTTATGGAAGTGGTGCGGCTAATAACACTATTGCATACACAAACAATAATGGCCAAACATTTACAACGTTTAGTCAGTTTGCAATCAAGGTTATATTGGCTACAAGCGATAAAACGAACCCACCTTTCTTAACAGACATTCGTGCATTGGCATTACCACCAGGTACAGGTATTTAATTATGAGTTTAGTTAGAGTTACCGGCACAAATCTGGTGAGAGATACTCGTTCTATGGCTTTAATGAACACAGATATTAATGAAAAGAATGAGTATTATTCCAAAATTCGTATGATGAAAACACAGAAAGAAGAAATAAATAAAATAAATTCTGAAATTAATTCACTCAAGGATGATTTGGGAGAAATTAAACAGATGATGAAGCAATTACTGGACAAAGGTTAAAATGTCAATTTTTACAAGCTCACCAATTCCTAACATTAGTTATTCAAATACTTTTGGTCAATGGGTATCTACGACCAATAATTTGGTATTGGACCATAATAATTTTGCTTCTAATAACTATGTAAAAAGTGCAGGTACTTTGTACCTTTCAGACCCAACACTTGCACTACAGACTTCAAACACAAACGTTCAAGGCTATTTTCAAGTAACTGGTGTAGGTTCAGCTGGGTATGTACAAAATAATTTAAGAGTTGATGGTCAAGTATACTTTACAAATACTATACTAGGTATTACGAATACTGGTCAAGCAAATATTGGCGGTATCATATACGCTCTTGCACCTTCTACAGGTTTGGCTGTAGCAAATAATACCACGATGGGTGGTTATTTGACTGTTGGTGGTAATACAAACATCTCTAATACTTTAAGTGTTACTGGTGCAACAACAGTTAATGGTGCCACAACCATTTCAAATACTGTAAGTATATCTGGTGCAACTACAGTATCAAACAACTTAACAGTAACACAGAACACAGCAATAACACATTACTTGTCAGTTGGTAATGATATTACTGCGGTCAATGAAACATTAAGTGGATCATTAACAGTTATTGGTCCTTCCTTTTTCAATACTGTACAAACAACTGGCCAATTTGTTGTTGGTGGTAACTTTGTTTTAAATGGTTCTACAGTATATAATGCAAACACATTTGTTATTAATGCTGGATCTAGTACAGGTATAAACAGTACCTTTGCAGTCAACAGAGGTTCATCTGGTGCAAATGCATCTATCAGATGGAATGAATCATCAAAGTATTGGGATATCTTAGATGTAAACAATGGTAATAATTACTCTCAGATTGTTACTGCAAACTTAATTAGTGATAGTTTAAGTTCCACGTTATCTACACCTTATGTAGCTTCACAGAAAGCGGCCAATACATTATACACTTACTTGACAGCTAATGTTGCATCATTACAATCACAGATATCTTCTAATGCAACTACATTGTATGCAGCCGTTACTTCAGCATATAATCAAGCCAATACAGCAGCCAATTCATTTATTGGTACATCAGGTACCGTAACACCTAACTCAGGTATAATTACATTTACAAGTACAAATGGTGTAACAATCGTTGGTTCAGGTAATACATTTACATATAATACACCACAAGATGTTCGAACAACCGCATCACCAACTTTTGCAGGGTTATCTTTAACTGCACCTTTAGCAATCACTCAAGGTGGTACAGGTGCAACATCAGCCGGTCAGGCACTAACAAATTTATTACCAACAGGTACAACCGCAGGTTATGTTCTTGCAACTGGTGGTCCAGGTAGTTTCTATTGGGCTGCAGGCGGTACAGGTGGTGGCGGTGGTGCTACACCAGGTACAACAATTAGTTCTACATACAACCAATATACAGCAAACGGTTCAGGTGTTTCTTATACAACTCCCGTATATGTTGCTGGTACAGACCAATTAAAGATTTACTTTGATGGTGTTCGTCAACATCCAGGCCAATACACAGAAACAACTGGTAATACTGGCGGTTCAAGTGGTTATGGTATTGTAACATTTAGTTCAGCAGTACCTTCTGGTATATCTATTCTTGCTGAAGTTGATGGGTACATTATCAATCCATACTATGCAAACAACATTGCATACACAGTTAACTCCAACATTGGTTCAAGTGCAAATACAATTCAGTTGGCAATTGATGGTTTGACCAGTAAAGTTGTTACAAATTATGCAAACACATTAGTATCATATTCTAATCCAACATGGATTACAAGTCTTGCTTCTACAAAAATTACAGGCACAATACCTGCAGCTAACGTATCTGGCTTAGCAACATCTGCAACAACAGATACAACAAGTGCAAGTAATATTACTTCAGGTACTTTGTCTGCATCTAGACTACAATACTCAATGAATCAGGCCGTTGCTACAAGTAGTGATGTACAATTCAATTCAATTGGTATTGGTACTGCTGGTTCAGGTACTACAGGTGAGATTCGTGCAACTAATGCAATCACATCTTATTACTCTGACGACAATTTGAAGATTCGTTTAGGTAAAATTGAAAATGCCTTAGATAAAATAATGACTTTAGATGGTTTTTATTATGAAGAAAGTCCATTAGCAGAGTCTTTAGGTTATAAGAAACATCGTCAAGTTGGATTGTCTGCACAACAAACTCAAAAGGTTATGCCAGAGATTGTTGTACCTGCACCGATTGATCCAAAATATTTAACCATTCATTATGACAGAATGATTCCTTTAATCGTTGAAGCAATCAAAGAATTAAAACAAGAAATTGAATCATTAAAAGGAAATAATAAATGACAACAAAGGTAAGTGCGTCAGTATTATCAAATACAGCAGTAACACCAGGTTCGTATGGTGGATCCAATTCTATTCCTACTGTTACAGTAGACCAACAAGGTCGTATTACATCCGCAGGTGCAGCTACACCAGCAATTGCTTATACGCAAGTTAGTGGTCTATCTACAGTTGCACACTCAGGTGCATATGGTGATTTGTCTGGTACACCAACAAACCTAAATCAATTTACTAATGGACCTGGTTATCAAACAAGTTCAGGCTCGGTTGCAAATGCCACTAATGCCACTAATGCTACTAATGCCACTAATGCTAGCAATGCTAATTATGCATCTAGTGCAGGTAGTGTATCGTGGAGTAATGTTTCATCAAAACCAGGTGGTATACCTTACAGAGCATTAACTACAGGAGTATACACAACACCAATCAATTCTGGTCAAACTGCTTTTTGGTATGACTTTGTTGTTGGTATTGGAGGTACTGATTATTATGGTGCTGATACTCAAATGGGTATCGTAGCTTGTAACCAAGATTATTGGACAGGTTGGGGTGGAAACTTTACATCATTTTGGGGTCTTGCTAACTCGGCAGGTAATGGAGGACAAATTCCTCACGGTGGTGGCACAGTAATTTCGGTTGGAAAAGGTTGTAACTCTGGCGGTGGAGCTACCTTTTTATGCTTCAGTATATATAGCCAATACGGTAATTGCGGACCACACGCAATTCAAGGTTATTTTTACCAAGAAGCAACCTAATAGTTTAACAAGGAGTTTTTAACATGGCATTGATTAATTTAGCTTGGGTTATGAATGACCCCGGTGTAGTGGTTAACCATTCTACCGAAGATGAAGCTAATGTATATTATAGTGCGGATAGGACACAAATATCCAAGGTACCATTTCCGGATGAACATTTAACATTTAGATTAAATAATATTGAAAGAGGTTACTCTAGTCAAATATTAGAATACAACTATGACACCAAGACATTTAGTGTTGTGAATTGGGAACCAAACTGGACTGGTTTTTTAAATCAATCCATCAGTATGAAATGGAAACCATTGAGAGCTCAGATGTTGCAAGCAACAGATTGGGTTGAGAATAGTAGTACAATTGATCCGACGGTCAAGGCCGAAGTGGTGACTTTTAGACAAGGTCTCAGGGACTTCACTAAACATTCTGCACTACAATCAGCAGCAACATTTAAACAATGGCACGTAGATATTATGCCACACAATGGTGGTATAACTAGAGATATACAATGGCAAGATGTTTTTCCAACCATAACACCAGCAGTTGCAAAGATATTGGGCCCCGCATTGCCTAAAGATTTTGTACAATCAAATTAATTATAAAATATATTATGAATAATGAAACCACATATTATAATAAACAAGCTTCTCAAACCGATTTAGGACCAGAAGTACAAATATCTTGTTGCTCAAATGTTTATATTAGACGTATGAGTTTTAAAAAGAAAGGTATTATTGAATTGGGCCATACACATATCTATGACCATGTTAGTTTTGTAGGTTCAGGTTCAGTAAATGTACAAGTCTATGATGAAGAAACTCGTGAGATGGCACCGCCTAAAGAATTCAAAGCACCGGCTATGATTTTTATTGCCAAAGGTAAGGTACACCAAATTACTTCTTTAGAAGATAATACAGAAGTTTGTTGTATTCATGCGCTGAGGGACAATGATGAAGAAATTATAGACCCTAGTATGTTCCCAGTACCAACTCCTTTACCAATAACCATAGAAGAATACAGAAAAACTACCGGTAAAATGTTGATGCCTCCTGCACCAGCATTTGATATCTTTACAGGAAATAGGTACCATAGACCTTGGGATAAAGAAAAAGTATTCTAATAAATAGACCATAACAATAAGAAAAAGAAATGCCAAACGTATTTACAAACAGTCTAAAACCAGGTATTGGTACCGCAAACACAACGGTATACCAAGGACCAAATGCGACCCAATCTACGGTTATTGGTCTTTCTATAGCAAATAGAACAACAGCTAATACTATTCAAGTATCGGCCTATATCTTAGACTCGGCAAACAACTACGTAGCAACTAACATTGTTACTAATGCAACTGTACCGATTGGTGGTACATTAGTGGTGGTTGGTGGTGACCAGAAATTGGTTATCAAAGCTAATGATTCTATTCAGGTAGTTTCTTCTGTTAATGGTTCAGCGGATGCGATTGCGTCCATATTACAAATATCCTAGGTGAGGTGATAAAATTTCTTACATAGGCCAACGCCCGGACGCTTTAGGGGTTTCATCAACAGCATACGACCATTTCTCTGGCGATGGTGTAACGTCTTTATTTTTCCTATCTCGTAACGTAACAGCCAACTCCGACATACAGGTGGTAGTCAACAACGTTATACAGGATCCTGGTGTTGCATACTATGTGTATAACCTAAACAACCTACAGTTTATTGGTACACCATCTATTGGTGCCAATAATATCTCGGTTGTATACAGACAGTTCGTACAGACAGGCATTGCACCTGGCGCCAATACGGTGACTCAAGGTGCGATTGCGGACAGTTCTATATCATCTACTAAGTTACAATCTAACCTGATATTTACTGGTACTACCACAGCAACCAATGTGGCAACAAGTAACTTATACAGTAGTAATATTACCGCAACAAATATTACTTCTTCTCTAGTCACATCAACAACAGTTACAGTACCAGGTAATATTACAGCCGGTAACTTGACAGTAACTGGTACGACCACACTCAGTACGTTTGCTTTCTCTGGTGCCTTGTCTGGTCCAGAAATCGTGGCATCAAATGGTCTATTGTTGAACAGCCAGAACGTACAATCAAGTTATGCCATACCTGCTGGTTACTCTGCACTATCGGTTGGTCCATTGCAGATTTCTAATGGTGCGAACGTGTCTTTGGGCAATGGTGCTCGTTGGATTATTATCTAAGGAATAACAATGAGTACAATAGCAACAGG